ACCTCGCGACTATCAGGTCAGTGCAGATGCTGCAGTAATGCAGTGCTTGCAGGACCACGATAGGTGCGGTCTTTACATGGCTACCGGGACAGGCAAAACGGATGTAGCGGCGATGTTGATGTCTCATGAATGGGATAAGGGTTGCCTCTTCTATGCCCCTCGCAGGCCAATCGTTTTTCAAACAGCGGAACGATTGACTGCTTGGGGTATGGAAGTGGGTATCGAGATGGCAGATGCCAAGACGGTTGAGAAAAATGTCGTAGGTTGCATCGACACAATCCTTAGCAGGCAAGACAAACACATAGGTCGATTTGATCTATGCATAATAGATGAAGCGCATCTTAACTTCACGAAGTACCACATGGATTTCGTGGACAAGTTGGTGGAGAGTGGCACGAAGATCGTAGCCATGACGGCAACGCCACCAGACGGCAAAGACTTGTGCATCAGGGATCACTATGGCCCCCCTGCCTTTACTTACGATTGGGTACAGGGCAGGGATGACGGCTACCTTGCTGACTGTAGGTCACGTCTTGTTGTGCTTGATGATCTTGATCTTAGTTCAGTTAAGAAGACGTTGAGCGGTGACTTCAATGGTGTTGCAATTAACAGGGTGATGAAACAAAAGTCACTCGTTGCTGCTGTTGGTATGACAGTAGAAAAATTCTGGGAGGGTGAAGCCTCTGTTGTTTTCTGCGCCAGCATAGAACATGCAACCCTAGTGGGTGAAGACTTGGCTACGCGAGGCATCAGCGCGGGCATAGTACATAGCAACATGACTGAAGAAGAGGTGCAACAAAACATATACATGTTCTCAAGTGGGCAGGTAGATGTGATCCTCAATGTAGGCATGCTTGTTCTGGGTTGGAATCAACCTAGGATTAAAAAACTTTTCATTGCCAGACCCTGTGCTTCGTCGCAATTGTATCGTCAGGTCTTCGGACGAGGGACACGCCTGTTCCCGAAGGATGTGATCAAGGGATGTAAGACCAAGGAGGAGAGGCTGGCTGCGATTGCTGCAAGCGAGAAGCCATTCTTTGAGGTGTTCGATCTGACTGATGCGAGTCGGTCGCATGACCTGAAGACATCCATTGATGCCATGCTGCCAGGAGAGAAGCCAGACTTACTCCGTCGCGTCCGTGCAAAGGTGGAGCGGCTTGGCAAAACAATTAGTGCTGAGGAATTAGATCCAATCTTAGAAGCCGAGCGCAAGGCAATGGCTCAAGAGCAGGCCATGCGAGAGCGTCACGCCCTGCAACGAACGACAGGGATCTTGGGCAAGGGAAGTGTCACTGCCTACGAGAGGGACACCCTGGCTGACGCTGAAGGAAAGAACACAAGGAAGGAATGGAATCCGTGGTGGATGCCTTACGGGAAATTCAAAGGACGGACATTCAAAAAGATACATGCCGAAGCACCGTGGTATTTACCAGCGGTTGTCAAGCACATGAAGGACGGCAAGTTGAAGGAGAACGTGGAGACATTCCTGGGCTCAGAGAAACTACGCCGGAGATAATACAGATTGATCACGCAGTTTTAATTTACTCGATAAGTTACTGCGGTTTAGAAATAAAAAAACATCGAGCATAAACAAAGCCTGCCTATAAGCAGGAGCGGTATCCGCATAAGTAGCCCTCTGTTCGCACGAAACTCCAGGCTCCGCGCTAGTAGTTGATCTAGTAGTTAAGCCCCAGCGTCCTGGTCCATATCCGAAGACCCTGCATAAGGCGAGCACGGCTTACCCAACCGGAGGCAGATCCCTGTCTTCGGAAGGGATGGGGTGCAAGCACACTAACCGCGCTGCGTATCTGAAGTTCTCTGCTCTTGACAAGCAGGGAAAATAAAACCAGCAAAAGTTTTTTTACGAAAGGAATTTAAATGAAACAACTTAAAGCAACTATCGGCAACTTCACAGTACAGGTCGAGGGTGAGACAGCAGAGGAACTGTTTAGCAACATGGCCGAGATGGCAGAACTTCTGTCATGCGGCAAGGAATGTGGAATGACAGGGGGGACAGACATCATCCCTGTAGTCAGGACTAATGGTGACTACACATTCTTCGAGTGGAAGTGCATGTCCAGCGGTGCATCGCTGGCACTAGGCAGAAGAAAAGATGGTCATGGATTTTTCCCTAAGAGGAAAGACAAGGCCACTGGTGATTGGCTTCCCAACAACGGTTGGGTTAACTGGAAAGATATGCAGCAACAGCGGTCACAAGAATCATCAGATGATTTCGCGACCAACTTCTAATTTGCCGGGGACAGGCAGCGTTGCACCTGGGTTTAAGGGATGAACTCGACGTTAGCGCTGCCTGTTTCTGCAACGGAGAAATTAAATGTTGAACATCAATACAGTTTTTGCAGGCGAGTTGCCTTGGCATGTAGCAAGGCAGTGTGGTTTGTTGTGCAACCCGCACAGTGAATCGCAACAGATGTTTGAAAGAATCGAATCAAAAGAATTAAGTGACGATGATCGCATCGTAATTATTTCTTATGCGTACACACCTACGGATAGTCCAGAGGTGCTTGGCTGGTGCTCGGTAAGTAACTGGCGAAGAGAAGACAAAGATCAGTTACAGGTAAATGTTTATGTGCATGAGTCTCATAGAAATTCACGAGTCGCGACAAGCCTATTTGCATGTTGCACACATTCGATGTCCAGAAGCACCTCAGTCGCCGTCTTCAGTGAAGAGTGTAAACGTATCGCGCTCGGACTGCGTCAAAGTCACGAGCAATATGCGAGGTGTGAAGATGGATTTGTACGAGTTGGATCGTTTGAAGGGGGAGAAGAGTGATGAGGAACTTTCTCCACAGGATTACATGTTGCTGCACAACAGGTGTGCGATATGTCATTGGCCGGATAACAAACCAGGACGTACTCTCCAGTTGCATCACATCGTCGGCGGAGCAGGTAGAAAAAATTGTGAAGAAAATTACACAGCCGTGTGCTCCAGGTGTCACACAGCGATTCATGACCGCCTTCCTGAATACGGAGAGATTCCTAAAGGCGCGGTCTTGGCGGCGAAACTCGAAGAGGATGGATACTTGGACCTCGACAAACTCGCTTCGCTCACGGGACGGAGGGCGCTCGCTTACGACGTTTGTCCGATACCCGAAAAATTTATAGAGGACCGCACAAAGAACACGCCTGCTTGGCCTTACTGAAAGATTGACATGCCAAATTCAAATCGGAAGGGAAAGGTCGGGGAGTTGTTAGCCTGCAAGGAACTCCGAGAACGGTTTGGTTGGCAATGTCATAGAACCCAGCAACACTCGGGCTGGACAGACGGCAACTCTCCTGACATTGAGGTGACGGAAACGCCGGACATATTTTGGGAGATTAAGCGGGTAGAAAAACTCAATGTTCCACGGGCTTTAGCCACTGCCGTGAGGCAATCCGGTCGTCGGGCTCCAGTAGTTATGCACAGGCCGAACAGGTCGGTCAACGGATGGATGTTGACCATTCGGCTTGAGGACTTATCGAGGTTAGTACATGCCTACGAACGAGCAAACGACACCGAGGTTCAAGCGCGTAGTGCGCTGGCTGCGCAAGAACTTTCCGACCGAACGACCAGTGGTAGTGAGGACACCGACAGCCGAAGCAATGCCGGGGCTCCACGGGCTGTGTTTAATAGACGACGAGCGAGTGCTAATAAGAGTAACGATGGACGTAGAGCAGGTAATGATCGACGCACTGATTGAGGAATGGGTACATGCACTGCGGCAAGAGTGTCCTGTCCCGATTGAAGACGATCACGATTCAATTTTCTGGGCGATATATGGAACGGTAAGTATGAAGTACAGAGGGGAATAACTTATGGACAGTGTCAATCATCCAAGCCATTACAACTGGCATCCATCAGGTGTCGAGTGCATCACGATAGCACAGGAGTTTGATTACCTAGATGGACAGGTCATTAAGTATCTGTGGCGAGCAGGCAAGAAGAGAGAACAGGGCATGTCTAATGACGAGAAGACTTTAGAAGACTACGAGAAGGCTCTGTTTTATTTAACACGGAAGGTTGAACTGATTAAAGGAACCAAGGATGGATCAACTCGATCAGATTATCGATCAACAAATCGCAGACCGAAGACCGGATGAGATTGCTGGTGCGTGGCGCGCGCTGTGCGGGTGCATACTAGTGCAGACTGCTACAAGTTTTCGCCGCAAAGCATTGCACCGCAAGGAAGATGTGGTGTGTAAAAGGGCTGCGAAGAACTGGGTGGCAGACACTAACCTGGGGCTAGTTAGTTTCAGTGAGTGCTGCGAGTGCCTGGATATAGACATGGATAAGGCTGCTGCTGCATTGAAATCATTTGCTGTCAACGACTCAACCAAGCCCATAAGCAGGGTGGTATTTGGAGTAACTTGTAATGCCTGACAAAAATTTTTCAGATAAAATTTCAGAGTTTGTTTTCTCTGTAAAGGTTAAGGCTGAGGACGGCCTGACCGTATCCGAACTTGCAACGATTACCCTGGACGGAATGCGTCTTGCTATCACACTGCTAGACAGAATGCAGATGCCTAGCGTGGACAAGAAGGCAGAGGTTCTGAGGCTCGTTGAATACATGTTCGATACATTTGCTGATCGAGTCGTGCCTATGTATCTCAAACCAATATGGTTTCTGATGCGTAGTGCAACACGAGCACTCGTGCTTTCACTGGCAGCGGGTGCTGTTGAATCACTGCTACCTCTCATAAGAATTGATCTGTCATGATTGTTTGGATATTGATTGCTGCTGCTGCAGTCACATTGCTTTGGCCTGTAAAGAAAAGCCCAGCCGATTTCCTTCCGCTACCTAAGCAGAAGAAGGTGGAGAACCACGGATACATAGAAGCAGTTAGTAGTTTGCAAGTAGTGCGTCAGCGTCTAGCCTCTACTCAGGCCCTGGATGCTGATGAAGCAGAGGCAATAAACATACTGACCTTAGCACTGGTGAAGGGGAGTGAAGAGTGAGAGCGCGTATAGCCATAGCACTTGGGCTTGCTGCACTTGTGGTGTACATGAACACCGCACAAGTTGAGCCTGCGCCTGAGCCTGTGCCGTACAACCAGGAGTTAGATCTTCGTGGTGCTTTCATAAGTGAGACTGCAAGTGAAGACGCACAACTCTTGGCGGCTATGGCCACAGAGATTGCTGATGTCATAGAGTTCGACGGGGGATTAGAAACTCCAAGCATGCAGACGGCTACCGCATTCGATAGCCTACGCACAAGAAGCAGAGAGTTTCTGTGCAGAGGGGAATCAATAGGGGATAGACAGCCAAGGGTTCGCAAGTTAGTCAGTGACTACCTTGATGAGAAACTTGGTAATTCAGGAGGGGTTGTTACCGACGCTCAGAGGAAGCAGTGGATTAACTGCTACCGTGAGATAGGAGAAGCCTCTCGTGCCGCAGTTCAAGCCGAACCGTGATGCATTAGCATTCGCACTAACTGTTGTCATTGCATTATTCCTGGCGCTATCTCTGCGACCAAGGGACGTGAGTAACTATGGATACCTACCAGATCCAGAGGGTGCTCGTAAGTTTGCTGCGTCACTAGACAAGCCAACCTTTAGTGATGCTGCACCTGACGTTATGGACAGGGCTGATCATGTAGACACCTACCTTTGGCGAGCGATGAACATCTGTCATCGTGAAGTTTACGGCCACAAGTTTGAGCCAAGTAACCAGGGTAACATTGGTTCATGTGTTGGCCATGCCGCAGCCCACTGTGTGTATGCATCGGCATGCGTAGATTATGTGACGGGTGATCGTGATGAACCACCACTCTTGGCCAGCCCCGCTGCTTGCTATGGTGGTAGCAGGGTCGAAGCACGTAACAAAGATTACGCTGGCTACTCACCTGGATCTACTGGCTACTCGGTTAGTAAATGGCTGCGAGATTGGGGAGTTATATGGCGCAAGCAATACCCCACGGCTGACACTACAAAACAATCTACTGATCTCGATGCCGAGTACGGTGCGTATGGTTGCGGCGGACGAGATGACAATGGTCGCCTGGATGATGAGGCTAAGAAGCAGCCGTGCTTGTACGTCGCACAGGTTAAGACATGGGATGAACTTGTTGCTGCAGTAACCAGCGGTCATCCCGTCCTCATGTGCTCGGGCCAAGGATTTACCCGCACTGTAGGAGAGGGTTCGTGGGCTCGTCCTCAAGGGCGTTGGTCCCACGCAATGGGATGTATTGGGGTGCGCTTCGACACGGAGGGCGCTGCAATCCTTAACTCTTGGGGTGACTACATAACGTACACAGCACCCAGGTATCCAGATGATCTACCCGATGGCGTGTTCTGGGCCGAGCGATCTGTAGTTGAACGCATGTTATCCAGCGGTGACTGCTGGGCTATTAGTTCAGTGGCTTTTAAATGGAGACCTGTCAATCATGACGGATGGATGACTAATGAATAACCGAAACAAAAATTTAATTGTGGCTCTGCTACTTGCGTTTGCTATCGGCATGTCTATGTCTGGCAGGGGGGTAGTAACAGACCGTCCATTCCTTCGCATGATACGAAATGCTGCAGGCCTTGGACTCAAACTAATGCTGTTCGCAGAGCCTGCACCCACGCCAGTGTATGACCGCCATGCTCCAGATGAATCTTATGTCGATCACTCAAGGAGTTTGTGATGAGGTGGATTGTTTACTGGCTCACCCTTCTATCCGCTGATGAGCAGCAGGTCCCTGTCGTTGACGCACAGGCAGCAGGTGCAGTGTGCGTTGCGTACTCGTCCTTGCAAAAAGAAATCGTTGACGAGGACGAGGAGTTAGAAGAGTTAATACATCCTCCAATTATTATTGAGGGTCCATCAATTGACAGCCCTCAGCCGGATTGTCCAGACGGAAACTGCCCCGTCCCCCAGGTGAAGACAACTTACCGAAGGCGTAGGTGATATGGGGAGGCGGCTCAATAAGAGGCAGCAGAAACTAGCAGAGGAATGCTTGATATTTATCAGGCCAACTATCGCTACGTTCTGGAAGAGGAACTCGGATCTTCGGCCAGCCATGAAGAGGGTGGACATGGAGAGTGTAGCCCAGGTGGCAGTGTGCATGGCTGCATTCACATACAATAAGACAAAGTCTAAGCCAACCACATACTTCTCATCGGCCATACGACACGCCCTCTATCGAGCGGTGTTGAATCAGCAGAAACAAGATGGTCGATACATATGCACCGAGCAGATCTTAGACCCTCAGCCTTCTGCATTGAGGACTCGACAGGAACTCAGAGCCATGCGAGCACTGAGGCTGATGACTGTTTACGACCGTGCTCTGCTTGAGGATCGGCTGATAGAACAGATAACACTTGAGCAACTCAGCAATGAACAGCGATGCGATCCCCGTACAATCAGCAAACGAGTACGTGCTGCAATTGATAGGCTACGGGGAATTGAGGGGAACCTTCCCTAGTTCTCCTGCAGTCCACTTCTTAGTGAACTCGTCACGGTTGCCTATGTCTTGTGGGTAGTTGATGATCCGTGCTCGAATGCACCATCTAACTATTGCAGCAGTAGACATAGATCGCATTGGCTTATTGTCGTATCGACCCTTACGCTTTTCACTGCACCACCATTGCGCTATGCGTCCCATGTTCATGCCCTCTTCCCACAGTGTGTGCATGAAAGCAATCACTGCACGTTCATGATCGTTGGATCTAAACACCCATTCACCTGACACAAACTTACGCTTCCATCCTGGCGGGGCAGATGCAGACCACGGCTTACCCTTTTCCTTGCACCCACGCACACGTTTAATTTCTTTCCGAGAACAGTTGTCCCTCTGATACTGTGCTGCTAGGTATGCTTGTCCCTTAACCATGTTAGCCTCGGGGAACTCAAGGTTCTCTGTCCCGAGAATGTTAAGCATGCGGACATGTATCTGACGTTCACTAAACTTTTCGTGCCAGTACCATGCGTCATGATTGTTTCGGAACAGTCGGTCGTTGTGGTCTGTGATCAGCCAATCTTTAGGTCGCATCCTAAGTGCGAGTGATCGACCGAAGTCACGCTCGTCCCATCGGCTGCTGCCTGACTTGGCTCTGTCGTAGAACCATCCGCCCCACTCTATACCGTGAGGTTGTAACTGTTCCTTCCAATACTGAAAGCACCTGTCCTTCTGATCGCCCTCAGTATTTTTACCTGTCTGCTTAGAGGTAGAGTGACGGCCATACCCGTAGCAAGTGGTGACATTTATCAACGGTACAATCCTCCTCTCTGGCCTAGCACCGTGAAGCATGGCTCTGAGTACGAATGCTCCGTCTCACCGATACCAAACGTGATCTTGCTTCCATCATCCAGGGTGATTGATTTAATGCAAGTGTATCCACCTAGGCCTATGCCATCCATTGGTCTGTTCTCGTACTCAATGTCAGCAATAGTCTTTCCCTTTAGTTTATTAATTACTTTAGTCTTCATGCTATCGCCTCTCAATCACAGTGCAGTAGTAAGTGTAGAAACAAATTAGAATTAGTATCCATGCAGGATCAGACATTGATGACCTCCTCTCTGCAGTCAACGACCTTCGCCCAACTTGGCACAGGTCTAGACCTAAGTCTTCCAACGAGTACAACAACCAGCCGTGCTCGTGTTGGTTTCGCAGGCCATGCTGTCATGCCATCAGTCACCACAACCATTGCATCGGGCCGGTGTTCCTCGTCCTCCATTATGATTGCCTTGTCCATAGCAGTCCCGCCGTACCCAACAAACTCAAAGTTCTTAGCACAGGTCATGCGCTTGGCCGATTGAATCTCGGTATCAAACGCTATGACTCGTGGGCTAGAGACTGACTTCAATCCCTGAGCAATGGCTGTGAATGCACGAGACTCTAGTCCTTGCATAGAACCAGACGTGTCTATGATGATGCTGCACTCGGGACCTATGTAATCAAAGCCACGTCGTCGTGCCTGTCCTGGCTGCTGCCTCCTGTTCATGATGCGATAGGTAGACAGAGGCTGGCCAAGTGGTGAGCGCACAGATCTAGCACACGTTCTTGTTAAGATGGGGTATGGGTCAGGCTGTGGTCTTAACCTGCAGTCCAGTTCCTTCTTAACTTCACCGGCTAGAGTACCTTCCATTACAATCTGTCGTTCCATGTCCCTGTCCACCATCGATACATGAGACTCGACCATACTCTGCTGAGTGCCATCGCTTGTTAGTTCATATGGCTGAGAGCATCCGCCGCTGTTGCTGCCAGACTTAGCAGGATCTAAAACCTGATTGCGATTGCCACCATCACCGCCACCAATAGGACAGAGTGGATGTATTAATTCATAATACTTCTCACATGTCATGTTCCTACCTAGGCCTGGAACGTCGAGCCACTTGGTGTTAGTGCCAGGGATAGTGCCATCGATAGTGATGATGCCATCAGGTTCGGACTCGCCGTACTCGGTGGCTAACTTCTGCTGAACAGATAGATCTACTGCATAGTTCCAGACGGTGAGGTCATGCTTAGTACATCCGTCAACCTCATCGAATCTCTTAACATGATTGGCCACGATATGCAGCATCTCATGCAATAAGCAGTAACAGAATTGATCAACGCTGATAGACTCAGCAAACTCCTGGTTGATATACAACCGACCACACTTATCAACAGCCATTGTGTCTACACTCTTGGTGATGTTGTGTCCCATGATTGAAAACAAATGGGTGAGGTAGGGTGCTCGTTCATACAGTCTGTTACTTGCCCGCCACATCAGGCTTGCAACGTGCTTGCTCATGCTGCACCCCCCATCTTTGCAAGCAACGTGCCGTACTGGTTCATGTGGTCCTGGTCCAGTTGATAGTCATACTGCCTAGTGATGTCAGATATGACAGGGCTCACGCAATCCAGCAGTCCGTTGTCTCCCATTTCTAAGAGGACATCGACTGCCCGCCTTACCCTGGCTGGCTCGTGATCATCAGCCAGTGTTTCAAGTACACCGCATGGCAGGTAAACGAGTTGGTCTATCCGTGCCTTGTCGTAATTGATTGCTGTCTTTCCATCGACAACTTCGGACGCATCGTAAAGCATGCTAGATGCTACGCTAGCCATGAGTTGTGCTGCTGCTGCACGTCCAACCAATCCGCCTGCAATCTCTGCCTTCACTTCGCCTGGAGCATCAATGCTATCGGCTGCTGACAGACACTGAGCAAGATCTTCCCATACTCTCAGGCTAGGGAATGCTGGCTCGTCTGCTGGAACCTCAGTAGTCTTACGAATAGCAGGCGCTCGACGTAATAGATAACCGATACGACGACACCATTTCGGAACGTGACTAGAGTAGTCACCAATGATCGGGAAGTCTTCCGGCATTTCAAACTGCCCGCCGTTCATCATTCCAGTTAGCCAGGAATCAAACGGCAACTGCCACTGGTGGTGGTACAGTCTGTTGTTAATGCTAGCCTCAAGTGGCATGGCGTTAGGGGCGAAGTCTTCAGGGTTCATGGCTGCTACCCGAAGCGTACTGCTATGCAGGTAGGTACTGCCTATCCGTCCCTCATTCAGCAGACTGAGAAGACATGGCCTCATGGACTGAGTGGCTGTGTTCAACTCGTCCACGATTAGCATATGACCTGGGCCTGTCATATCGAGTAGCCAATCCATGAATACCATGATTGCCTTTTTGTTTTCGATATGTGGTATGCCTCCAATATCTTCTGGCATATGCTGACTAGGAATAAGTACAAACGGTTTCAGTCCTAGTGTCTTGGCACAGGCCACGGCCATTGCTGTCTTGGCCTCGCCCGTACCACCTACCAAAACGGTAGGCTGCTTTGCTTGGATACATATCCAGGCTGCTTGATTACTCATGATGTTCTCCTTTCAAGAGTGGTGATTAAGAGTGCTGTTTGATTGCTGCCTCAGCGATGCGGGTCTTCGCCATTGCTGCAGCCTGTTTGAAATGCTCGGACCAATCGCCTACTAGTTTGCTATTGCTTTGCACTAGTGCCTCGGCTTGGCATACCTTTTCCATGCGGCTAGCCTGACCGTCTGATCGCCAGATCTTCTGGCCTTTATTGACTAGGTCCACAACCTCATCGAGAGGACCGTCGATCATGGTCTGAGCCTGGGTCTTCAACTCACGCCCGACGAATTCTAATAGTTCATCGTTGAGTACAGGACTGAAGCGAACACAAGCCATGTCTACCTTGTGTTGCTTGAGTTCAGTTGCCACTGTTTGATAGTGGTCAATCAATTCCACTGGCATGTACCAGACCACGCCAGTGTCACGCAACAAAAACCCACTGTGATCCTTGACCAATGCAGAGATAGCGGTGGTCAAATCGTGGGCTGGCATGTACTGAATCTCTTCATTCCATAGCGCAGTGCCTTCCCGTTCCATAGTCTTGATGGCCTCATCGGTGGGACCGTATGGACTCTGGCCTATTGTCCTGCATTCCATAGCGTCATAGTTGAGAATCACAATCTTGTTATCCTCACTGACACCCACTGAGTAGAGGAAAGGTAGGTCGTTCTTCTTGCTACCCTTCTCGAATCGTCGGACCTCAACTGCCACATAATCCTTGAGGTCACCAGCCAGGGGAAACAATCGAGTGCTCCCATCCTCTGGTCCGCATATCTCTTTTGCTACCCTCTTGAGTGCAGAGTAGTGGTCTACTTGTGGTACGTGTTTCTTGTAACCAATCTTGTCGAAGACCTCTTCGACTGCTGACCGTGGACACCTGACGCTATCCCAGAAAACAATCGCATGCTCCGAACTTAGTTTCTTGTCTGTCATCTCTGCCTCCTGTTTAAAAGTTTTTGTACACCTGTAGTTTCGGTAAGAGGTCAAGTGCTCACGATGAGCACCTGCCTCCACCGTACTTAGGACTATTCGTCCTTGGTTACCTCCTTCGGAAAAGTGATATCAATAGCCTTGGTGGCTACATCTAAACGCTGGCGGTCAAGGTCAGTGAATGCATCACTATCACGAGCCACGGCAACTGCCTTCCTCAGTTGCTTGGCTACCTCCCCCTGGATGCAGAGATATCCACAGTCAATGTCCTCCTCATACATGCAAGCATTGTCAGTGACTATTGCCTCAACTCCTAAAGCGACTTCAGTTTTATTTAAATTACTCATGGTGGTGTTACCCTCTTGATTGAAACGGTTTAAAAATACGAACTCACAATTGTTCTGAACTTATTTGTCCCCCCCTTCTATGCAAAAGTTCTTACTCGCCCGAAGATGTACAGTTCTTCGGCCAATGGTAGGGTGGTTTCGATGCCGGAACTCGTGAACCCAAACCCATTCGACCCCTGTCTTTCGGATCTTGTTTAGTGGGGCCTCGAAACTACCCATGTACTGCCAGACTTCGCCGTTCTCATCGGCTGCAGTTGCAGGATCGGACAGCCTTTTATTGCATGGGATACTTGACAAGTCATGCCACATAGAAACCCATTCGTCGCTATCCTGATCGACAAAACCTAGGCTGTCCAAGTTGGCTAGGCTTGCCTTGATATCTACGACACCAAAAAAACTTTTCATTACCAATTACCCCTTCCATAAAACTCGTTGTTAAAAGCATCACATTCTTGAGCGTGTATCTCAGCCAATGCACGGCTTCGAGATCTTGCGGACATCCAGGTGGTGATCTCACCTGTCCCACCGTTACCTCCGCCAGCAGTAGCGCCGCACTTATCACACTCGACCAAGTGCAAAGCGAACCCATGCCCACGGTCTTTATCTTCAGGCACAACCACGTCGTGGTTGCACTCTCCACACTTGACAGACTTAATCATTCGTCCTCCTCATTTGTTTTGTAGATCTCTCCACTCATGTCGTAGTCCAGGTCCTTGCAAACTAAATGCAGCCCGTCGTCGGTTGAATGCCATGTAACCTCGACCTCTCCACCAAGCAGCCAAGCAACCTGCTTGCAAAGCATTGATACCTGACCGTTTGTTCTTAGGTGCATTGGTATCTGGTTGAAACAACTCATCAGTTAGCCCTCTCTAGTAGTTCAAGAATTAAACGAATCAGTTCAAACAAGATCTGTAATTTGTTGTCTTCCATGACGCTGTCCTCCTCTCTGTAGAGAACATAAGCCAGCCGACGATCCGCCCTATAAAACAAGGGGTTTCTTCAGCCCACAGCCCACAGCCCACAGCCCTCGGTCTGGCATGTAGGCGCGCGTCTAATTGCTCGCGCGCGGGGTGCTGCGCTGGCTGGCTCTTGTTGTTTTGTGTCGGGCAATTGAGACCCGCAAAAAAATGAGGGCGAAAAAATGTTAACGATTCTTGAGCAACCAACGGCTGGCAATCAATCGCCGCCAATTGCAAACGGTCCTGAGATTACTATCACCGAGACGGGCTATACCGTGCCGTGTATCGGTTTAAAACCGTACATCATTACACGTATTTCTCCGCGAGTATGGCAGGTGGAAGGGGGCCGGATGCCTCACGCGGTGCGCGTCAAACAATTACTAGGAAAGGGGGACGACAATCCCAAGACAGCCAAGAATGAAATTCCTACCGTTGGGCTGTCATTATTTCCTGCGCGTGGTTGCCTTATTCCTGGTGTCAATCTCTGCATGATGGCGAAGGTATGCGTAAAGCCGTGCCTCGCGCACCAGGGACAAGGCCCCGTGCCTGGGGTGATGGCCTCGCGCCTAGCCAAAACAGTTTTGTTTGTTGTATGCCGCGAGTGGTTCCTGGCTACCTTGGACCGCGAGTTGACGAACCACGAGAAAAGGAATAAAGGGGCTGAGACTATCGGCGCGCGTCTCAATATGTTTTCTGACATTCACTGGGAAGATCTGGGAATTATTGCCGCGCATCCTGGGATAGTGTTCTACGATTACACTAAGGAACACGGGCGCTCAGGGTGGATCGCTCCTAATTACTACATCACGTTTTCATATGATGGAACGAATGAGACTGAGGCCCGCCGAGTGATAGCATCGGGCGGAGTGGTTGCGGTTGTGTTCTATAACGAGGGCGGAAAGTGTGGTAAGGCTGCAATCCGTCAAACCATCCCGGCTGCATTCTTCGGTGTTCCGGTGTTCGATGGTAACGTGACGGACTGGAGACCAGGGGACACGGGCGGCCAGGTTTGCGGGCTGGTGCTCAGAGCCCGTACATATGAGAACCGAAACGCGGCAATCCGTTCCGGCTTCGCCATCCTGGCCTAGGCTGGCTCTAGTTTCAATAGAGGGGCGGGCCGTTCCGCCTTCTCTCTTTCACTCTCCTGGGGATATAAGACATGAAAAACAAAACATACTATGATGACGAGGCGATAGGCTGGCTCCTGAAATGCAGTCGGGCCGAGTTGGCTGATATGGTGGTAGAGTTGATAAGGCCACGCGCAGACCGTCATGAATACGGCGCGCCTGGATCTTGGGATGATCCCGTCGTCGGCTGTGATGATCCCGTGACGCGGCGTGAGGTCCGCGCTCGCCTTAAGTGGTTAACTGAAAAGGATGATGACCTAAAGATCTTTCATAGTCGGCCAATGAGGGTATGTCTCCGGTTGGGTAAAGGGGGCGGCCAATAAGTCTACCGCGTACCCGTTGTTATTCCCTGGGGTCCGTCCTTCTCAATAGAGGGGCGGGCCTTTTTTGTTGACGTGGCCAGGGTGCTATTGCCTGGAGTGGTGGCAGGTGGGGCGTGCTCCTATGCTGCGCTGTAAGGGGTGGCAGGGTGGCAGGGTGTCGAGGTATGGCGGGGGTATTCTTTCCAGGGATAGAGGGCGTGAGGGTGGTAGGATAGTACGGGGCTGCATTCTATCCGGTCGATGACGGCGGGGGCCTCGGTGGGTCCGGTGGGGTCCTTTGTTGCTGCAGAAATAGAGGGGCATTGAATCGAAAAGGGGCGGAGCCCCCCCGCGTACCCAATACTATATATATGTCTGGCTCTTGGATTTTTTCCAGTTTTGCAAATTAGTCAGTCAATTAGTCAGTCAATTACACGAGTGACTGACTTTTCTCTGCTATTGACAGCCTGAGCATCATGGAACTGTACGTCTTTTACACCATAGCAAAGGAGAAACTATGAAACGACGAATGGATGACTTCAACGGATTGCGGAAGATCTTCGTAGGAATGATTGAGTTTGCCTACGAGAGCACGTTCAAGGACATGGTTCTAGATGCAACGGCGGAAACAGCGCATGATTTCCTCGAATGTGAACATTGCGGCGTGGTCTGGGTCGCAATGGAAGACGATGAAAAGGTAGACGCATGCGGCGAAGTCTACAGTAAGCGTGAAACTATAGACGTAGAGTTCACGTCTCCCGAGGTGCAGTCCGCTACTTTGTATCTGTTGACGGATACTTGTTCGGATCTTATGCCTTTCCGTGGTAATGAGATGCAGTTGAATCGTTTCTGGGGGGAGCATGATGTGCAGCCACCTGTCCCGAGAGACTTTGTTCTTGATCTAATCGAGGGGATTAAACCAAGTGCTACAACTGAATCCACCACTGTGGGTTAAGACACCTCTTGGCGAGGGACATGCCCTGCTCGTCATCGACTATGGGCCATCCGTAAACACAATATGGGTGGTGCATCAGTTCGATGACGGTAGGGTAGTCCACGTCGATAGCAGCGAAGTTCGCATGATGGGTAATCCCATGTACGGCATTGATCATCCTGGTCCTGTGCAGCGAACAATGAACAAATAACTCTGCTCTTGACATGCTCAGAAAATAGAAGCATGAGCAATCCAATAGTCGAACTGTACCCGTGGGAATATGAACGCGGGTTCCAGGTTGGAATCGCAAGATTCACTGCTAACTGGGGGCGGGCTGATGCTCCGCATTACGACCGTTCCCGTATGGAAGAAGACCGAAAGGCTCAAGCAGCATCGGTAATGTGTGAAATTGCTGTGGCTAGGTACACGAACCAATACTTCCACGGTCACGTTTGGCACTATTCAGAGCGCAATAAGTACAGACACCTAGCAGATGTAGGTAGATGTCTTGAAGTACGCAGGTTGCGAACAGCAACCGGAGTACCCGTTCGTAAGAGTGACGCAGGAAAGATTGTTTGGGGCGCTCGCATCGTGGACAACGAGTACAGAAAAGTTGAGTTACTCGGCTGCGTAGAAGCAGATGCAGTGATAGCAACAATGGACCAGGAGGACACATGGACATACCACCCAGTGGAGAAACTGGAAAGGCCGTGGACGAAGGGCTCAAAGAAGTCCACCGCGACTTTCGAGAAGCGTGTATCGCAAACGGAACGTACAAACCAGCAACAGCCGAAGAGTTGGCAAAGGAGATTCAACGATGGAAAGCAATATGCAGCAAACCCTCCCAGAAAAAACCACGCCGAAGAAACAGGAAGTCACAAGGGTGGAAGGCAGAACCGGAATAATAGAAACCCTTAAAAGCCAAAAAAAAATTTTGAAGAATCGCGCTGCACAAAAAGCAATGGAGGATGCAATAAAAGAACTGGAGAGGTTGCATCGGATCATTGATGATTATGTAGCAATATGCGGGCATGGATCACGGGAAATTAGCCGATTAACAAACTTGCTGGAAATGTGGAAGAAAGCGGCATCGGAATGAGCGACGATTACATGACAGTGCCGAACGGTGAGTACGAGTGCATAGGCGGACCTCTATGCGGATCGGCAATAGACGCTAAGTTTGGAAACGGCAGATACTGTTATCGAGATAGAACAGACAGCAAGATTAAGCATTACTATCGTCTTGTAGTGCTGGCCAGCGGAAGCAAGCCGCGAATCGCTTTGTTTTTCCACTATTGTGGGACAAGTAAAAAGAAGGCCGAAAGAATGGAACCTTTTCTCGTGCCTCATAGGCGCATGTGGAAAAAGGCTCCGATGGATTGGTAGCCGATCCTAGACTTCTTCTCAGTGGTTTCGCATGGTGTACCACGAAACTTTGTTCGTGCTGGTGGGCAAAGGTAGCCACCCTGGTGCTTCTCCTTTCGCACTGGGGTGGCTTTTTGTTTAGTGACCATACACAAGGTAACCAACCTAACTCATAAGGAGAGAAGAATGCCAAAGGGAGTACCAAGATCTGAAGGCGAAGTAATTGGCGACAAGTTCGACAAACAATATCGCAAGATGAAAAACAAAACTAAAAATGAAAGGGCTGCACGAAAGTCCGGCAAGGGGTGCAAGGACAAGGAATGTGCGTGCGGCAAGAAATGAATGCCATCAACATCGACATTAAATCAATTGCAGGTTTACATTTGGAACGGATTACCTGTTCGCAAAAAAGCAATCGACAAGGAGATGCTAGACGATGTGATTATGACAGCAATACAGGTATGGCCTATAGACACCCTGGCTCAAACCGAGAAGCAATCTAAAGAAGAATTAGTTGCGTTGTCGGATGTATGCGCAGACATAAAGAGAATTCTTTCTTTTGTGTATGGCGAGTCTAGGTTCAATGGCTATTGGCGTATAGGTCTCGATACCCTTATGCCGCAAACCGTAAGCATCATGTGTGAATGGTGGAAAACTAGAAAAGACAATAGAGCCAAGTTAAGGCTCTGGAGAAAGAAGTGGAGAATCGATGGCTAGCCAATCAGCAAAGCGGATAGTGAAACTCATATCCCCGACAGTCGAAGCAGCGAAATCGCTTCCTGTAAGAGTTAAAAAAGAATCCGTAATCAATCAATTGCTTAAGAATCAAGGCAAGCCTATTGAGATAGAGTATTCAGGGCTAGAGAACTGGATTCAACGATACCCTGACGAAAAGATCCGCACCACTGATTTGATTAAGTTCCTCCAAGAAGAGGGGCCACTAAATCAAATTGGGAGGCTTGACCAGCAAAGAGATCTGAGTTTGTATCAAGATGACTACGGAAAGCCTGCCCAGGGCGGTGGAACAGTCGAACGCGATCCAGCACCTCACGCAAAGTTAGCCGGTGAAGACCCAGATACCCTTGGAACAATCGCCCAGCAGAGAATGGCAGACAGGAACCAAGGGATACATCGAACCGAAAACCAAAGAAAATATAATGTTCAGGCCGGAGAGGATTACATAGGGCCACAGGGAGGCCCTAACGCCGACCGAGTGATGAGGAAGTTTTCTAATCCCGAGCAGACATTTGATGTTGAAGGTGCATACCCAAGAACAAATTTTAGCAACATAACTGAAGAAAAGTTTTTTAGGGATTTGTTTGCTAGACGCTTAGACCCCTCCACTACATTCAATGCAGCCGATGTTGATTTAGACGACGGGACGAGCCCCAGTACAATAAAAGGTTCGAGAAGTACTGGGCAGCAGGACATTGATCGCATTGCTGAGTATGGTAGTAACCTTCCGTTTTTCACAAACGAAATGAAACAAGTGACAGACGGATTGGATGACAGCGGTCTCCCCAATTTCTACGCACCTAAAGAAGCAGACTATCGAGAGAGTTTGTTTTTCGATCCAAAAACGGGAACGGCGGGAAGATTCAATAACATTAGCGGACCATATGGAGCGCAGCCTTTAGATCCACATGCCCCGCTAAATGCTCCACAGAATGCGCACAACTCTGATTTTTGGATACGTTATAGCAGCGATCCAAACGCAATACATGTGCAGAATGTGCAGAGTGATGTGGCGCAGTCGGCAGCAGCAGAGGCACGAAAGCCGCTCGTCGGTGAAAAAGACAGGCTGCAAATAGAACAGGGCAAACAAAGAGTCGCAAACAGTAAGAAACAATATGATCAATATCTTCTAGATGCATTGGCAGTAGAGAATATTACACCACATAAAACGGGCATAATAGAAAGAGAAATTTCAAGTTTAGACGAATCGCAGATGGAGGATTTTATTCGGATAAAGGATGAAATCCATAGGGACGTAGTTGGTCCGCATCGCGATAGCATCCAAAATTCTATGATGGCTCTGAGGGAAATGGGTATCAACGACTTTGACTATGAAGTTGATCCAAAGGCAAAGTTAGATGGTCAGGGCAATGTAATAAGCGGCGACACATATCGGCTTCCCGATTATGACTATGACCTTCCCTACTCTGACGACCCAAGGTATGCAAATTACGAAGGCTGGAGCAATGATCAATATGACGACGATTATCGCAGTTGGGCTTCAGTAGATGATGTTGTGCAAATGGAAAACGCATTGAACATGCGTGACATCCCAAGAAGTTTCTACGAAAGGTATGGCGCAGATCCCGCTTCGGGCGTAGTTTACGAAAACCTCAAATCCGAGATGCGTGATTCGGAGCGTTCGTTAGACAAAATGCGAAGGAAACTTGGAGAGGATAAGTTCGCAGACAAGGAAGACAGGGCAGCGGCAGTTGACGCGGCGACGGGTAGTCCTATTACGCAAGGAAAGGAATATCAAAACTTTTTATTAAGGCAACTTATTGCCCAGGCTGCAGAAGAAGGTAAGCCGATTACATTTCCTACTGGTGAAAATGTAAATAGAGTAGAGGGCCTGCCTGTCCACAAAGGGCAACAACTGTACGAACGAGACTTGCCTAATAAAATTCAAAAAATATTAAAGTCTTACGGCGGCTCAGACTTAGAAGTTATACAGCCAAACATTTGGTCACACCACGGTGGTCCAGGGAATCTATACACACAACGGCAAGCAGGCGCGCATGATTTTCAGCAGCCGTTCGAGACTAGACCGTATGACGGTGTACAGCATTTTGGCATGCATGCCCCGAAACTCGGGAAAACAATAGATTATCTAGAAACTTTGCCACAAGATAAACTTGATGAAGTATTAATTAATCGACCGGATCGTCCTCGTCATTTTGAAGGTGATATTTCGCCAGGTGATCCGGTAGATGGACCTGGCGTGGAGGATTACCGTATGTCTCCAGAGACTATGGTGGAAAGGGGGTCTATGCAGCCTGGTCTTGCTCTGCAACGTGCTGGCACAAAAATAACATTGCGCCCTGAAACCATTGAGAATATTCGCAAGCACGGCATGAGAGCATTCACTCCTTTGGCTGCAGCAACGCTAGCAAGTCAGGCTGGCGGTGAAGCCGAAGCCGCCCAGATGGAATCAATGAACTTCCTTCGAGGAACTCGTCCTGACGCAGAAGCATCGCCGGAAGTTGATCGCGGCAGCAAGATTTCAGAACTTAAAGATTATTTTGGTCCTGAGCCTATTGTAACAGAAGGCAAACCGTTAAGTCAGTTCATTGAATCCTATGAATCACCTGATGGTTTAAACCAAGACAGACTGTTCTACGCACGAGCAGTTAACGACTCCCTTGACCGACCTGTTATCTCTGTCAAATCAATTGGCCTTAATGGTCTTGAGAAAAGATATCCAGAAGGATTCCTTACCCCTCGTCAGTTCATCAAAGAGTTGCAGGTTATTAACTTCTTGACAGAGGCTGTTAAAGGCAAAGACCTAGGGCAGATGTCGCAAGAAGAAAAGATGCAGATAGTCCAAGGCTCGTTGGACATTCGTAACCAGCCGTCTGTAAATGAAGATGCTATAGCGGGTGTGCTGGCAGGAACGCTAACTACTAACGACGACAGCATTAACAGCATCGCTAAAGAGATTCGCAATACAGTGGCGGCGCATGCTCCAGGTGGGCAGTTCGCTTCTTACGCTTCCGTAACAGAAGAAGAGCGCGGCCAAATAGAAAAGGATTATGGCTCTGGCGCTGATTTCAGAATGACGCAGGAGGGTAAGCAAAACCATGAGGCTCAGAGAGTTACTGAGTTATACAATGCTACTGATCCTAATTACGCTTCTGGTACTACAATGTCTCAGGTCCAGAGGGGTATCGGAGGACTAATTGCTCCTGTGTACAATACGTTCACGGGGAACAGCAATCGTAACATGGGAGACCCTTGGGATGAGATGGGTCGAATGTCTCGTCCTGAAGGGAAGTTCGGTTACGCGGCTGAGTTGTATAACCGTTCGGCTGGTGACCTAGAGTCTGGGAACATGGAATCTGTTTACGATGCAAGCGGCAGAGCGAAGTACAACAAGTACGATCCTCAGAACAGCCCGCTGGGTCTTGCTAATACTTATGGCGAGAATGCCTCGTTCCCTCTATCTCGTGGCGTTCAGTTCATGAATCAGTTTAACCCAACTTCCGGCAGTGGCTTGTCGCAGACAATAGGCGCTAACATGGAAGGGAAGGATGGTCGGCAGTACGGCAATGACATTGCAGCAATCAAGGGTGGCCACACTAAGATCACCCCAGTTGTCCCCGAAGGATTTAAAGCCGGTGAGTTTAAGGAGATTGGGGATCAGGTCGAAGAAGCCGACAGCAAGTTATCTGGCTACAACTCAGCATTGCTAGGTCCGAAGTCTGCAGATCTTTATAACAATACGCTTGGCGCTCTTACTGGACGCAAGGTAGACAGAACTTACTTATCTCCGTTTGCTGATGAAGGTGTCAGTATTATTGGAGAACTAATGACTGACCCAATTGATATGGGTGTAAATGCTGCCCAGGTAGCACTTACGGGAACTCTTGGCGGACTGTCTGGGTTGAGGAGAGGTGCAACAGGTGGCATTCTTGGCGGCGCTAAGGCTGGCGCTAAAGGTGCTATGAATGTACCGAGAAACATGATTGAGGAAATGGTGGACGAGAACATCGAGGGCGGCGTTATTGGCGGGCCAATGTATGGAAGTATTTGGGATTATTTCTCCCCGCAAAACACCAATCTTCTAATGGATAACAAAGATCCTAACGATGCTGACTACGATGAAGAATTTGAACGTCGCAGTATTGATACCCGATCTTCGCTCTACGATGCCCAAGAACGGTACAGAGACAGGAAGAATGAATTGGAAAAACCGACAGATCTTGGCCCTGGCACAAGGGCAAGGAGAAGACGGTAAAAAATTGCTTAGGTCGCAACGGCGCTAGCCTCATACTTTTCCTGTCCTTGTAACAGGAGAACACTATGAGCGAAGAAGAAATGCAAGAAGCACCCTCCGAAGAGGTTGCAGCAGAACCAGTTGCTGAAGCGCCGGAAGCACCGGCTGAGGCTAGCGAACCAGTTGTTGGTGAACAGCCAGAACAAACCGAGGGCCAGCCGCAAGAGGTGTGGGGCCATTTCCGTAACTTGCCACAGTTCCAGGGGCAAGAAGACCAAGCAATAGCGCAACGTCTTTATCAAGCGCTAGAGCGAGAAGAGTCTGCTTCACGAGCATTACAGCAATACCAGAGTATTGTTCCAGTTGCTCAGGAGTACATTCAAAACAGAACGGATTATGAAGCCTGGAAAGAAGGCCGGAATAATCCAGCGCCGCCGCCGCAAGAGCAGCCACAGGAAAAACCTTGGTGGAATCCTCCTACGCTTAAAGAATCACATAAAAGATATTTAAATCGAGACGAGGCAGGCAGGGAAGTAATAGACCCTAATGCTCCTATGGATGCCCGTTCTGCGCTTGAAGACTATCAACAATACCGTGCTGATTTTGCACAAAAGTTTTTGGACAACCCTCAAGATGCTTTGGGACCAATGGTTGAAAAGGTGGCTATGGAGCGCGCTGAACAACTAATTGACACTCGAATGCAGCGAATGAACGACGAAAATTACGTTTCTCGCCTTGAACAAGAGAATCGTGATTGGCTGTATGACGAAAGAGGCAATGTATCTGCCGAGGGTGTCGCGGTCCAGAAATATATACAGGATGCCAAAAGTTTTGGTATCCAGGGCGCGGAACAGCGCTGGGATTACGCAACGAAAATGGTTGAGCGAGATCTAATGCTCGCAAAACTTCGTAACAATGCGCAACCGCAGCAACAAGTACAAGCCCCACAGACTGGGCAAACGCCTGAAAGCCGACTACCAACAGAGACCCAAGAGCAAAAGAACATGGAGTTCTTAAGAAGGACTGCAATGCGAACTGCTTCACAACGTCCTGCTGATGGTGGCGCGAATGCGAGAGCCCCTAAAAAACCTATGACTTTTGAGGAAAGGCTTACAGCCGAGGCTCAGAAGGAAGGGTTAATTTAAGGGATTTTTTAACGACGATTTTACACTTCCTCATCATGGAGATGTTTCACTATGGCAGCGCCAAGCGATTGGAGCAGGTTAATTGCGACGACCATCGTACAGCACCTGCGCGAGACTGAAGAAGCAACACTTAGAAAGTTTAAAGTGTTTGCTCTTCTGGAGCAGAGCGGTAATGTAATTATGAATCAGAGTGGTCGCGGGTTCGATTGGAATGTGCGTTACAGAAATGCACCTGTGTCATCCAACAATGGTGCGCAGCCTAGATCATTTTCACGTGTCAACATGTGGAAACGGGCTAGCCTCCCGTGGGCTGGATTTTCGACTCAGGACAGTATCCTGAGACGGGAGATGCTCGAAAATCGGGGTCAGCAGGCCTTAGTCGATGTAGCATCTAAAATGAGCGAGCGTCTTCAAGAGTCGCTTGAGCAGCACTTGAGTTACCAACCATATCGAGATGGTGATGCAAGTGGTTTTGAAGATGACTTCCACGGTTTGGAATCATTCCTCGGAACGGCTGGAACGATTGACGAGTCAGGATCAGATCCTTTTACGGCTCGTACATCTAGTAACACTGGTGACCGTTATGGTTTCCCACAGGACACTTACTGTGGCATTAACACCAAACTTGGTTACTACGGTGGTGGTCGAATTGGCGATACAACTGGCGTGTTCCCAAATGCACCAGTTGATCCAGAAGTTGATTTCTGGAGCCCAGTAGTTATTAACTACAACTCGACTGCTTACAACGATGCTGGAACGAATGGCAACTGGAAACTTAATTGTGTCCAAGCAATTCGCGAAGGTGTACATCAAACCAAACGCAACGACTCGAAAGACGCTCAAGTCGATCTCGTTGTAATTGATCGTGCAATGTACATCGCATTCTTGAATCAGTACAACGACAAGGAACGCATTCAGGTTTCTCAAGAAAATGGACTGAAGGCGATGGGCTTCAACGATACCGTAAGCCTCGACGGGGTAACGGTCGCGTCGGAGTACGCCGTACCTCCTGGTACAGGTTATGGAATTTCAATTGCAAACATGGAACTTCGTTGCCTTGAGTCACAACTCATGGTTGCCGAGGGTCCGTTTTACAACGAAGAAAATCAATCGTACCGATTTTCGGCCTCAACACTCGGAAACTTTAAGTTCAAGAGTCCAAGAAATTTCTTTGCACTCAAAGCCGTTACCGCAGAAGTCTAGATCAACTCATAAGGAGAAACCAAAAAGATGAGTAGTATTTTTTCAGATCCGCTGTGGCGGCGTGGTAGCACGCTGTTGGGCGGAGAGCCAATTGAACTGAACGCTGCTGGTAATCCAGTAGCAGGCGAAACCGACCTTGGTTCCGTCAAGATTTTTACAGATGTACAGCCCACCGGAAAGGGTGAGCGGTACAGTGCTCGCATCGTTTATTGCGTTGCAGTTCGTTACAAGGGAAGCACAGTTACTGATGCTTCAACAATTGCTGGTCAACTCTATGCATTTGACGCTGCAAACGTCCTTGGAACAGTAACATCGCAAGCGACCGCGACCAATGTTAACAATGGCAAAGTAGTCGGTGTTATCGACGAATACCTTGCTGGTGAACTTCGTGAAAACGATGTTATCTGGGTTGTAGTAAAAGGCCCATGTAACATGCAGGCAGACGGTGCTGTAACCGCTGGCGCAGCAGTTCACTTGAAGGCTGGTAAAGCAACTGCTTCCACCACCTCAAGTGCTTCTACTGTTGCTATCGGTCACGCAATTTCCGCTGCCGCAAGTAACAAGGTTCGTGTTCTTCTTACAAGCGACGTTGTCTAGTGTTGCTTTAGGACCGAAAACATGGAGCGGTCTGCGGCTAATAACCGCAGGCCGCTTTTTGCATGAGCGAGAAAAAAACTTGCAGCCATTGTGGTGTAGAGAAAACACTCGACGAAACGAACTTTCGTTATCGAGAGCAGGACGGTAATGGCTATTACACGGCTGAGTGCCAGCAATGCATTAAAAAAGCAAAGGCTGTATCTGAAGCGCGTAGCCGGGATAGAAGAGAGCAGGGGCTATCTAATATTGAATCGACAGCAGTCGATCTCTTCGTAAAAGCAACAAAACAATCTGGCAGTAACATTCCTCACACTGCCGAGTTAGTCGAACAAATATTTAGATATTTTGGTGGAGCGGGGGGATTTGGCGCAGTTCTTGTCAAACAATACTGGGATGCGAGTCCAGGTGGATCTCAGCGGAATCGTCTGCTTGAGACTCTAGCGAGGCTTGTAACTAAGAATGTTGATTCGGGTGGCGCTAAGAAACCTTTACAACTCTGGAGCGAGGAAGAACTTGAGGATGAGTTAAACAACCGCATGCTGGAAGCAGTTGCCAGTTTTAAAGGAGTCACGATAGATGCCACGCAAGAAATCGAGTACGAAGAAACATCCGAAAGTGACACCGCCGGAAGTGATGAACCCGTCAGTAGAGATGACGGACTACCAAAAAAACTCATTAAAAGAAATACAGGGCGAACTAAGGGACCGAAGAATAGAAGCCCTTCGTCTGTATCAACCAAACGAAAACCAAGAGGAAATTCACAAGACGACAGCAAGTGAAGTTCTTGTGATAGGTGGTAACCGTTCTGGTAAGTCTTTATGCACGTTCGTTGAAGACGCTCGCTGTGTTACCAACCAAGACCCACACAAGAAGTATCCAGACAATGGCTCTTTAATCATTGTCGGAAAAGATTGGAAGCACATCGGATTAGTATGTTATCCGTATTTATTTCTTCCCGGTGCGTTCAAGATGATAAAGGACGAAGTCACTGGAGAATGGAGATCTTACAATCCAGAGACTGACGAGCATCGTCGCGGTGAAGCAAAGCCCGCTCCCCCTTTAATTCCGCCCAGGCTAATAAAGTCTAAGAGTTGGGTTCTCAAGAGTGCTAACTACATTCAAAGTTGCCAACTTCACACTGGCTGGGATATCCATTTCTTTAGCAGTGAGGGCGACCCTGTGCAGGGCGTACAAACTGACCGCGTACACATTGACGAGGATGTGAACAATGAGGGCTGGGTTCCTGAACTTCAAGCACGTCTTGTGGACAGAAAAGGAAAGTTCTCATGGAGTGCTATGCCGCACTCTACGAACAACGCTCTGCTAGGTTTGAAAGAGCGAGCCGATGAGGCAGAGAAGCAGTTAGGAAATAAGGGTGATATTCGTCAGTTTAAGTTAAGGATGCTTGACAATCCGTTTCTAGATACTGAAGAAAAGAAAAAGAGTATTGAGCGTTGGTCAGCGCTTGGCGAAGACGTGTTGCGGATGCGAGCAGAAGGCGACTTCATCACGGACTCTATCTTGGTCTATCCAAGTTTCGACATGCGAATCCACGGGTATTCCAGAGAGGAACTGCCAAAGAGCCAGATCCCTCACGATTGGTGCAGGTATGCAGTGATTGACCCTGGCCACACAGTAACAGGAGTGCTGTTTGCTGCTGTTCCTCCAACAGAGGATTTTTGGCTGGTGTACGACCAACTCTACCTACGTCAGTGTAATGCCACAAAGTTCGGTGAAGCATTTGCTCACAAGGTTAGAGACTTTCATTTCCATGCCTGGATCATTGATGCTCATGGCGGTCGGCTTAGGGATATAGGTAGCGGTCGATTGCCTGTCGAGCAGTACACGGAAGAGTTACGAAAGCATCATGTGGCAAGCGAAACAACAGGGTCTTCATTTCTAGCAGGCTGTGACGACATAGCAGCAAGACTTGAAAGCACTCGTGTTGCAATGCACATTCGACCTAAAGGTACGCCAGTTCTGCGCATACTTAAGAATGCGTGTCCTGACTTAGAGAGGGAGTTAAAGCGCTACAGGAAGCAAGTTAACTACGTTTCTGGAACGTCAATAGTTACTGATAAGCCTAATACCAAAGGCGAAGTCCACCTTTGCCAGTGCCTGGAGTACCTGTGTGCATATCGTCCGCAGTACCACCAGCCTCCAGTGAAAGCAAACATGCCAGACCCTTGGTGGGTTAAGTGGCAGGCAGAAAGAAAAAAAAGGCTAGGGAGGGATGGTCGTGGGTATGTATTCTTGGGTCCACCCCAAGGAGAAAATTAATGGCTAAGACTGAAACATGGCGCATGCCGCGTCCTAACATTGGCGATATTGTTGTGTTTTCCCGTGACCTGCAAGGCTTCTCTGAGCCTGTAGTCGGATTTGTTATGGAAAAACCCAGTGACTCGACCATAACCATATTGACATTCAACAGAGCAGGACAGGCTTTCGTTGAATCTTCATGCCATCACAAAGACGATCCAGCACTTTTGGGAGACCACGGCTGGGAAGACTTTGGAGTATGGGACTTTTCGGTAGGAACAAACACTATTAACAGCCTCAGCGCAGGGGAAACCAGTGACCGTAGAAAACCAAGCAAACAGCCCGCTTAAACAACTTGTTGCTACTTGGGTCAAAAAACTTAAATCGGCTGAAAAATATAAAAAGCCGTTTATGGATGACGCAAAAGAAGCATCTCAGTTTTATGACGGGGACCACAATTGGATGTGGAAAGACTCGTATAGTCGCGGCGAACGTGGCTATAACAGTTCAATTGCACCGCCTTCTTTCAGGATGCAATTAAACAAAGTCTTTGAATTGATCGACATATTTGGTTCGATCATTTACGCCAGAAACCCTGTGCGTACCGTCACTGTTATGGACCCACCGGACATCCCCCTTGCTCCGATGGGTTTAGATCAACCGCTTGGCCCAGATGGCATGCCTAGTATGGAGCAGCAGCAGATCCTGGCTGCAGTCCAGGCTGAAGATGAAGAGCGGCAGTCGCGTGGCATTGCAGCCAAACTGCTAGAAAAGTATTTGGATTGGAACGCCGTAGAGTTAGACCTGAAAAAACAGGCGCGTAAGGTAGTTAACGAAGCGCTGATTAAGGGTGGCGGTGTTTTCTGGACGGAACTTGTTTCAATAGATACGTCGTCTGATGGGTCGCGTCCACCTATGAGAATGGTTGGTTCGTTCCATGACTCTATTGATAACCTCCTTATCGATCCAGATTTCGATAATGAAGACGACATGCTTTGGTGCGCAAAGAAGTGTGTTAGGCCAATAGAAGAAGTTGCCTCTACATACAACTTGAGCATAGAGGATTTAAAGAAGCACTTGGATGGGGATGGTAAGAAATTACGACGAGAGCCTAGGGGAAGGAAAAAAGAGACTACTAACGAACTAATTACTTTTTACAAGATCTGGTCTAAGTGCGGAATGGGGGACAGGTTCAAAGACGCGCCTAAAGACAACAAAGGCATTTTCGATCAAGTAGGAAACTATTGCTACTTGGTTGTTTGCGAAGGAGTGGAGTATCCGCTCAACCTTCCTCCAGAGGTGATGGAAGAAGAAGTAGACGAACAACTCGGAGTACCGGCTAGTGTGTTACCTAGAGTATCCTGGCCAATTCCGTTTTATTGTGACCCGAAGGGCTGGCCTTTCACGATGCTAGCGTTCCACAGGAAACCAGGATATTCCTGGCCTGTGAGTCACATCAGGCCCGCCATTGGCGAGTTGCGATTGCTTAACTGGTGTTTTTCGTTCCTGGCCACTCGCATTGCAACTAGTTGTGAAACAGTTGTAGCGATACAGAAAGCCGCTGACGACACGCTCAAAGAACAACTGCTCGCACCGTCAGAAGGTGGGTTTAAGATCCTTTCAATATCAGAACTTCTTGGAAGAAGTATTAATGATGTTGTCAGTGTCTTTCAACTCCCGCAGGTCACTAAAGATCTTTGGGACATCATCAGCGCGATAATGGATGAGTTCGCGAAACGAACTGGGTTGTCAGAACTCGCGTATGGTCAGACTAGGGTCCAGAGCAGAAGTGCTACGGACGCACAAATTAAAAACGAAAACATTTCGATCAGGCCAGACAACATGGCTAACGAAGTGGAAGACACAATGTCAATGGTAGCAAGGCGAGAGGCTCTTGCTGCGCGGTGGCTTTTAGAACCTCACGACATACAGCCTGTGCTAGGGAACATGGGTGCAGCGGCGTGGGCGCAACACATCAGTCGTAGGGATATCATATCTCTTACAAGAGAACTGCTGTTTAGGGTCGAGGCGGGCTCGGCTCGAAAGCCCAACAAGGCGACACGTCAAGAGCAGATGCAGATGTCTGTACAGACTCTTGGTCCAATACTGTCGCAACTTGCTGGGTCTGGTGTAGTCGATCCTTTCAACGCGCTCATGTCTGATTGGGCCGAGTCGCTTGATATCGATGCAGCGCCATATCTATTGCCACCGCCTCCCCCTCCCGCGCCACCTTCTGCGCCGACAGGTCTCCCCTCCCCTGATCAGGCTGCAGAGGGTGGTAGCGGTTCTCCACCCCAGGTTCCACCTGAGTTAGATCCGCAGTGACAAAAAAACCAAGCAAGCAAAAGAGAAAGCACAATCTCTGGACTCGCTACCGAATGACTCCAGAGGATTACGACTGCATGGTAGAAGAAGCGGATGGCAAGTGTGCTATCTGTGGAAAGAAAATTAAAAGACTACATATTGATCATTGCCACAAAACCAATGAAGTACGTGGCCTTTTGTGCATGAGGTGCAATAACGCAATAGGCGCACTTGGGGATAACTCAAAAGGAATATGGAAAGCATATGAATACCTCAGAAAATCAGAATCGACTTCCTTACGAAATAGAACGGGAAGGAAGTCACGTTCAAAATCATTACAAGAAAATGATAGAAGACGGGGTCGGAGAAAAATTCGCTGTCATGTGCGCCTTGCAAACTCCTCCTGCCTCGAAAGGTACAGATCGGTCTTACATGCAAGGGAGGTACAACAACGAACAGTTCAACGAAATGCCTGCGTGGCGAGCGCGGAAAATGATACGAGAAGCGAAAGCCGCAGGCATAAACCCAAGTGGGAAATATTACTGCGGGCCAATAGCCGATAAGCGTGGCGTTGCTGACCCAGAGGCATGGGTAGATGGCCACGGGGATATTCAAAGAGTTGCGGCTAAAAGAAACCTAACTGTGCAAGGTGCAGTTAATCACAAAGGCCGCGCTATGCCTCGCCCAGAAAGCAAGCGTTTAAGCGATTCTGCTACCCGTGAGTTAATGGCAGTCGAAAAACGCAAACACCCGACCATGAAACAGGGTGAGTTAAAAGAAAAAGTCATAGACAAATACGGACGTAAAAAGAAGTGAATACAGCCCAAGACCTTGTTGCCTATTTACTCGCGGCAAACGGTGGAGGCGCACAAGACGGCGAACATGAAGCCGTCCGCCAAGCCGTTATCCACGGAGTCCGCGAAGTTATCCAGTGCCGAGATTGGCAGTGGTATACGAGAACCAGTGGGTTCTTTACGCAAAAGTTAGCCACCAATGGAACTACTACAGCAAACAGCGAGTATGTCCAAGTCGGGGATGGAAGTCTTTTTATTCCTGGCAGAATTGTCAGGGTGGCTAACTT